TATAAAAAAAGCCAGGAGAAAGAACCGGTGTATGGCCAAGGCAACCAACCCAAAGCAATACAACGTGGCAATAAAAAGTACGAAGGTTCTTTGATGTTGCTAAAGAGCGATTTTGACCGATTAAACACCGCTGCCACTTTAGCCGGATATGAAGATATAACCGACGTGCCAGCAGAGTTAATTACCATTACTTGTACTTACCAAAAAGAAGGCGATCCGTTGGTTAAAGTAGATACTTTAATTAAGTTGGAGTTTACCGAGTACGAAGATGGAATGAAACAAGGCGATAAATTCAAAGAGGTATCGCTGCCATTTATTTGTTTACAAATTAAAAAAGCATAAAAAAAACATGGAAGATTACAAACTAATTGGCGAAGCTGATAACGATCAGATTGCGCAATGGAAAAGCGAAATAGCAAAAAAGTACGGCGATAGCGCTGCGTTGTTAAAGTACACCGTTGACGATAAAGTGTGTTACCTACGCACTGTTGATAGAGCCACTTATGATGCTGCTATTGCTAAGGTAAGTACTAGCCCTGCTAAGTTTACCGAAACAATAATTGCAAACTGTTGGATGGGCGGCTGTGAGGACATACGCACTGTAGACACCTACGCATTTGGCTTAAACGACTTCATTGATGAATTAATTAATAAAAAAAAGGGCAGTATACAGAAATTGTAAGTTTTAGTGAGCGCTTTGGTGCGCTTATAAAAGAAGCAGATGGCAGCCCTGAAGCAAACCCAGTATTGTACTTGGAATGCCTCCTCGGCCGCCATTTGCATTTAACAAAAACAGAAATAAGCAAATTGACAGATGAAGATTTTGCACGGCATGTTGCTGTAATGAATGACATATTAAAACAAGAAGCAAAAAACAACCCAAAATAATGGTTAACGGTTTAGAGTACATATTGCGCTTACAGGATCAACTAAGCCCAGCTTTTACAAGAGCTGCTGGCATAGCCGATAGTGCCGCTACTCGTATTCAAAACCAAATGAATAATACCACACAAAGTACCAACCGATTTAGGTATAGTGTAAATGAATTGCGTGAGCGTTTAAACCATTTAAATAATACCAGGCTAAGCACTAATATACCAGATGTTTTTCGCACAGCTACAAGAGAAGCACAACGCTTAGAAGCGCAAATTGAGCGAATTGAAAATCGTGGCAATAAAGCGGCTGGTGGTGGCTTAGGTATTAGTGGTTTAATAAAAGGAAATTTAATTACTGGAGCTATACAGCAAGGTATTGGTATGGTTACCAATTTTGCAAAAGATACTTACCAAACTACCTTAAAAGACCAAGGGTTAAAAACAGCAATTAATAGTACTACCGGTGGCCAAGGCAAAGAGGCGGTAGCGCAAACAGCAAGTATTGCCGATAAATATGGGTTAAACTATGCCGCAAGTTTAGAAGGTGTAAAAACCTTAACTGGCGGTTTGAAAAGTATGAATATACCTCTAGCCGAGCAGATGCGCATATTTGAAGGTGTAAGTACTGGTGTGGCAGCAATGAAGCTGGATGGCGAAACGACCAAAGGCGCATTTCTCGCATTGGGCCAAATGGCAAGTAAAGGTACCGTAAGTGCTGAGGAGCTGCGTGGTCAATTGGGTGAGCGTATACCTGGCGCATTTGGCATAGCAGCCAAAGCGATGGGTAAAACCGAAGCTGAATTAGGTAAGATGTTAGAACGAGGCGAAATAGCAGCGAAAGACTTTTTACCAAAGTTTGCTACCGAAATGCAAAAAACATTTGGAGCTGATGCATTAGCCGCAGCCAATGGGCCGCAGGCTGTGCAGGAGCGATTCAATACTGCTTTGTATAGTATAAAAACTACAATAGGCGAAGGTATATTACCATTGCTTACACCTTTGTTAGAGGGTTTTACATGGTTGGCGCAAGGTGTATTGCCATACATTACTGAAGCTTTTTCTTGGATTAATGAAGCTGTAAACGGAGTAGCAAATGGCACTAGCCAATGGCAGGCTTATTTAGCACCAGTGCAATCGCTTTTGGGCGTAGTGTGGGGCGTTATTGTTAGAATATTTGGGCATATAAAAGCTATTGTTCAAGACGTAATTGTGTGGATGAAAAATAGCGAGCTATTAAAAGATTTGGCTTGGTTAATTGGTAAAATATTTGAAGGCGTAGCCTGGGCAATTGGTAAAATTGGCGATGGCATAAAATGGGTTTGGGACACTATAATTAAACCAATAATAGACGCTATAGAATGGGCTTACAAGAAAATTAAATCTTTCTTCGGTGGTAGTAGCGAAGCTAAGATTACCGTGGATGAAACCGCCAAAGTAGTAGCGATTAACGCAACTACTAGTACTGGTAGTAGCAGTGTAGACGATGCCGTTAAGTTGGCTAATGCTACCAAGCCTGCTGGAGTTACACCAATTAGCGCCAACGGTGCAGGTAAAGGCACAAAAGAAAGTAGTACTAAATTAAAAGAAGCCGCCACCGACCGTGCTGCATCTACCAATGCAGGCGGCCAACGCAGTATAGTAATTAATATTAACAAACAAGTAGGTGCAGAAAACATACATGTAATGAGCGCCAAAGAAGGTGCGGATAATATAGAGCAGTTAGTAAGGGAAGCGATGCGTAGAATGATGTTGAGTTTAAACCACCAAGCAGTAGCATAATGGCAGAATTTAATATAGAGAATATTAACCAGGTGTTTAGGGATGCTTTTGGCTACGAGCCACCAGCAGCTTTTACTATACCAGCCGCAGCAGCTCGTATAGAGCGTAGCGACTTGGGCCAGCCTATGTACGGTGTAGATGATTTAGGTAGAGAACATTTTTTGCCAGTTTATTTGGATAGCTTTTTATTGCCATTTGCAGTAATAAGCATTAACCCAAAAAAAACAATTGTAAGAACACCTATGCCGGAACGTGGCGGCAGTGTACATGAAGTAGTCAGCTTAGATGATTACGCCATTAACATTAAGGGAATTGTTATAAACGACAGCAATGTATGGCCCGAAAAAGAGATAAAAAAGCTACACGACATATTTAAGAAAAACGAAAGCTTGGAATTGCGCAGCGCATTGACGGATATTTTTTTACGTGGTGGAAATAAAGAGGCTAATGGTGTAGAGGACCAATTACACCGTGTGGTAATTACGGATATGAGCTTTCCTGCTACCAGTGGCATAGAACATGCCAAGCCGTTTGAGATAAATTGCACTAGCGATATGATATTTAAACTGGAGGTAGAATAATGAGTTTTACGCTAAATAGCAATATAGAAATTGGCAGCTTTAAAAGAGTAAAGCCGCATAGTGTAAAAATAAAGCACAGCATAAGTACTTACTTAAACACTTGCATGATTAAGCTACCAACTAGTGCAGTGCTGAAGACAGAAAGCAACGAATTTGTAACGGTGCAAACTGCTACGCAAATAAATGAAGGAGATAAAGTAACCGTGCAACTCGGTTACAACGGCTCTTTGAAAAATGAGTTTGTAGGCTTTGTAGCCAGGGTAAACTTTACTAGCCCATGCGAAGTAGAATGTGAAGGCTACAGCTACCAATTGCGTAAGCGTACCGTAGCGGCTAAAACCTTTAAAAAAACGGTGCTTAAAGATATTTTAAAGCACATTATAACAGGCACAGATGTAGTGTTGGATAAAGATATACCTAGCATTGTTTTAGACAAAATCGTTATCAATGGCCACAACGGTGTAGAGGTGTTGGACATGATAAAAAAGGCTTTTGGTAATGTAGTGTTTATGAACTTTGATGATAATGTGCTGTACGTGGGCTTGCAGTTTCTTAACCCAAAGCAAACGGTTAAATATGTACTTGGTTACAACGTAATAAAAGGCGATAATCTTAAACTGCGTGATGCCAATAACGACAAAGTAACTGTAGTGTATAAGGGCAAAAAAAAGGATGGAAGCAATGTACAGGCGGTGATTAAAAGCAAAGGGCAAAGCAAAGTGATAACCACTACTGGTAGTGCCGGTACTGAAGGCGAAACTAAGACAATAGTAACCCACGCCATTACCGATGAAAAAACTTTGAAAGCCATGGCAGCGGCTAAGCTAAAAAAGTTGAGCTATACAGGCTACGAGGGTAAGACAACTAATTTTCTACAGCCTTACTGCCGCCACGGTTACACTTGTGATTTAAAAGATAACCGCTTCCCGGAACGCAGCGGAAAATATATAGTAACAAGCTTGGAAGTGGACTATGGCATGAGCGGCGCCAGGCGCATAATAGAACTAGGGGAAAAAATATGAATGACGAACTGGACATAATAAGAACGGAGCTTGACAAGTTTGCTAGCAAACGTGGCCCAGCTGTATTGGTGCAAGCGCAGGTTACTGAAGTAAACGAAACTGATGCTACCATAGCAGTAGAACTGGAGGAGGGCGGCACCATTGACGATGTGCAACTGCGTAGCGTAGTAGATGCCGGCAAAAAAATAGTAAGCTATCCAAAAACAGGAAGCTATGTACTAATAGCCTCTATACTCAGTAGCGAAGAGTACTATGTAGTAGCAGTAGCTGAAGTAAGTAAAGTGCTTATAGAAATAGGTAGCTTAAAATTAGAGATAACGGATAAGGTGAAGATAACAAGCGGCGCAAATAGTTTGAAAGATGCTTTAATAAAAATGATTGATGCCACTAGTCAAATAGTGGTGTTAGAAGGCAATAACCCAAATTATGTAAAGCTAGCTGAAGCAAAAGTAACTGTAAACGCAATAATGGATTAATGGCACTAGATAAAGACATATTAGGATTAGCAATTTACAATGTGCGCAATAGTTTTAGTAATAAAACGGTAGCTCAATTAGAAGCTGCGCACGGCACCCTAGAAGGGGCAAGGCTGGAGTGTGCAAAGCAAGAAGCGGAGGCAATTATTAACCACTTTAAAGCTACGGTGGTGCATGTGCCAGGTGCAGGATTAACAGCACCTAATGGGCCAGTAGGTGGAACTAGTGTAACAGGTAAAATACAATAATGGAAGATTTTTTAATAGACGATATAAAAGACTTACAAACAGCCAATGGCGATATAGCAATAGGCCATAGCGATGAGCAGCATAAGGAGTTGCTACTCGTAAGCTTTAAAGGCGACTTTAAAGAACGCCCAACCATAGGCGTAGGACTTGCAGGCTGGCTGAAGGATGATAATGTAACAGGTTTGCTTGGCGAAATAAAAAGCGAATTTGAAAGAGATGGAATGGAAGTAAATTATGTAGAAGTGAATGACGATAAAATTAATATAGATGCCCATTATTAAGCAAAATCAAAACTTATTTGATGCCACTGTACAGCACAGTGGTGCGCTCAGTAATTTATTTGCCGTGGCAGTAGCCAACGGTATAGGCATTACCGATGCATTGGTACCTGGTAACAACTTAGTAATACCTGCGGTAACTGATAAAGCGGTGGTTAAAAAGTTTTTAAATGATTTTTACGATATAATAACAATAGAGCCCGATGTGGTACAGGGCGGCATAGGATATATGCAAATAGGTACCACATTTAAAGTAAGCTAATGGCAAGGAGTATAAACGACATACAGCAATTAATATTAACCAGTGTGGCTAACAATGCCACGCTTGGCACACAACTTACCAGCACTAGCAGTACTGCGCTATACAGGCTATGGGCCTATATAGTAGCCGTGGCTATTTGGAGTTTGGAAACTTTATTTGATTTGCACAAAGCGGATATTAACGAAACTATTGCCGCTATGAAACCGCACACATTGCGTTGGTATAGCGAAAAATCAAAAGCCTTTCAATACGGTTACAGTTTGCCATCTGATATTGATGTATATGATAATACAGCGTTAACAGAAGCTCAAATAGTAGCAAGCAAAGTAGTAGACTATGCTGCTGTAGTAGAGCAAGATAGAGGGTTGCGTATAAAAGTAGCCAAGGACAATGGCAGCGACTTAGAACCAATCACCGCCGCAGAATTGCTGAGCTTTACGGCTTACATGCAGCGCATAAAAGATGCTGGTGTAAAGATTACTGCAACCACTAGCGCAGCCGATGCATTGCGCCTGGAGCTTACCGTAAGGTACGATCCTTTAGTGCTATTGCCCACTGGTGGCCGTATAGATGGCGCTACCAGTGCGCCTGTAAAAGATGGCATTAAAATACACCTTAAAAACCTGCCATTCAATGGCATACTAAGTGTGCAAAAGTTGGTAGATGCCATACAGGTAATTGAGGGCGTAAAAGATTTACGTGTAGATACTGTGCAGGCTAAGTATGGAGCATTGCCATTTACAAGTATAAATATAGATTATACACCCGATGCAGGTTACCTGCGCATTGCAGATGCTGATTTAATTATAAACTACCAAGCAGGATAATGACACCCGAAGCAACATATAATATTGACTATAACAAGGTAGCTACTTGGCTACTACCTAGGTTTATACGTAAGCCAAAGATGGTAGCATTTATGGTGGCTTTGCTGCATCCTGTGGTGGTGTTATATTTTGAGTTTAAAAACTTTCGCAAAGCAAAGCAATACCAGCTAAGCATAACACCGCAGGTTTGCTTTTTAGAAAAGATATTAAACGATAGGTACGACTTTACAGCTCGTAGAATATACATAGCTGATGGTGCCGATAAACCGCCGTTTTATCTTTATAAAAGAGTAGAATTAAAGCCGAAATATTTTTTCAGACGTAGCGAAAACAAGCCACAAACTTTATACACCCGTGGCGAAAATGCAGAATATGCAAACGACTTTATTATATATGTGCCGGCAGTGTTGGCGCTCGATTTTATAAATGTAGCTGCGCTAGTGCGCAGTGCTAATAACTTACCAGGTACTAAATTTAAAATACAAAATTTCTAATGAATAGATTTGACTATACACACCTTGGCGGCCAACCAATAGACTTGGACCATTTGCAAAAAGTGCAAGCAGCCTATACTGAAGGTTTTATTGCTATGGCGCAGCTAGTAGGCAATAACACTATTATAAGTGGCATGCAAGTAACTGGTGGTAACATTACCGATGGGTATGTGGTTATCAATGGCGAAGTACTACGCTTTGTTGGCGGCAGCCTTAGCAGCCATATAGCCATAGTAGAGCAGCCCACAGCGGTTGTGTTTGATGATAACAGCAGCCACGATGTAGAGTTTGTGCGCTATGCTACAAGTGCGCTTACTGGTGTAGTAGCATATAGTGATTTGGTGCGATTGGAAAACTTACGAAACATTTGGCTGCCTGGCGATATTAAAGAAAAGTACGTAGATGCGGCGTATGAAGCTGCCAACTTTGATGTTAACGGATTTGGTATAAATCGTGAACTAGGCTGGCGCAAATTGAGCAGCGTAGTGCCTACGGCGGCTGGTAAAGTGTTTGTCAATAAAGATGATGCTGATTCTGATTTTGATACTGTAGGTAAAACAGGTGGCGCTAAGACGGTAACGCTTAGTGTTGCGCAGATGCCAAGCCATAGCCACAGTGTAGCGCTAAATGCTGCTAGCGATAGTGGTGGCGGCAGCATAACAAGTGGCGGCGCTACTGGCAACGACGGTAATGTGGGTACAAGTAGCCAAGGCAATGGCGATGCACACGAAAATATGCCGCCGTATTTCGTTATTTTAAAACTGGTTAAACTATAATTAAATGGCAAATAAAGACACTAGCAAGCAATGGTTTAACACAGGCGATTACCCAACCGAAGCGCAATTTGCGCAGGTATTTGAATGGCTGCGTTGGAAGGACGAAGCGTTGGCCACAGGGGATGTTACAGGCTTAGATATGGCACTACAGCAATTGCAAACTAATATTACTAATGCAAGTGGTGCGCCAACGGCTGTAACTATACCTGCTAATGGCACTATGGAAGTAGGCTTGCCACTTGGTAAGTTGACAGACAATTTTGTACTACTTAGCCCAACATCGCAAACCGTAACTATACAACCCCGCAACTTACCCGAACAGGCCGACGCAATTGTGTGTGAAGTGCATGCGAATGTGCCCTACCTGATCGGTTTTGGAGTGTACGTAGCAGCTACTAATATAACAGCTGCCGTAGAGGTTACAGTAATTAACGCAATAACTTTTTTAATATATAAAAGATAAAAAGAACATGAAAAATTTAATTTTGATTTTTTTGGCAACTATGATAGTTGCAACAGTAAGCGCACAGCACAACACGCTTATAAGCAAGACGGTGCAGGTAAAAGATAGTATTAAGTTAAAAAATAAATGGTACAAAAATTTTGCCGATAGCGCAGACCTTGCATTTAAGCAAAATACACTTACAGCAGGTGCTAACATTAGCATTGTAGGTAATACGATTAGTGCAAGTGGTGGCGGTGGAGCATACACAGCAGGAACAGGTATAGATATTACAACTAACAAAATAAGCAGCCAAGATACTTTCCATATTTACAGTAATCCATTAGATTACGGAGCAATAGGCAATGGCGTTGCTAACGACCAAACAGCGGTACAAAATGCGATTAATAATAGCAAGTCTGATTATATATATTTAGAAGCAGGGCGTAGCTTTTTAGTAGCGTCAATATCTAACCCAAATGGTAAAATATTTATCGGCGGTGGTCGTATTCTAAACGAAGCAAATGAACAATTAAACACTTACGCTGATACCTATAAATCAGTTTTCGGCGAAGAGTATTTATATGCTTACCATAATTATTTAAGAACAAAAACAGCGACAGGAAATAAAGAAATTGTTTTTAGCGGAGAAAGTACTATTAGTGATGGAATGTTTATTACTAATTTCAACACTTTATTATCATTGAATCAAGTGTTGAATACTCCAACTGTAAATGCTGGATATCCTAGTAATTCAACTAGGTCTTGGCTTAACACTCATTTAGTTACCGATTTAGCTCGTGCAAATATGAATTGTTATGTATTGAGATGGGGAATAAACGACAGCAGCGCAACTATGACATTACGTAATTACCGTACAGGATTAGCCCAAATAAGAGCGTCAAAAAGTGTAAGCCAACTAAGTGTGGTATTAATGTCGCCTAATAGCACTTACGATATAACTAATTACAGAGATAGAAGAAAATATGATAGTATAAATATAGGACTTAGGCAATTAGCTCGTGAATTTCTATGCACTTATATAGACATATATGGTCAATTAAACGATTCAAAAAACGGAGTAGGATTATGGATGAACGACGATTTTGGTGACGGACGTACTGTCCACCCAAAAGAAGAATTAAACAGGATAATTGCGGATAAAACATTTGACGTTTTAATCCCTAAAATTTATAGAAGTAATGGTGGATTGGTTAGTAATTTGATACAAAAAACTGCTACAGAAGCTCCAAGTACATATCCTTTAGGAGTTAGTTTATATAGAAGTGGCAGTGGTTTCCCTATGGATGCGCTGGTAAGAACTACAAGAGGTCAATATACGGGCGACGCTATGCAGGAAAACATACCTATGGGTGGAGGCTTTGGTAATATCAATCAAGGTTATTATGTAAGATTTGGCACTTTTAGTAATGGAACATGGGGCGCATGGCAGTACGTTGGACCAACTCCAAAAGCAACAAATCCCGAAAGTCTTTACACATCCGTAACCACAGGAAGCACAACTCCAATTCCAGGAAGCGGTGATGGCACAATTATAAAAAACGCAAATGGGTTCTTTGGTTGGGACGCAACAACAGGGATTTGGGTTAAGTTAAACAATTAATTTTAATAACCAATAAAAAATAAAACAAAATGAGCAACAAACAGCGACAACAATGGGCAGCATTACTTACCGCAATTGTAATTTTTTAAATATGACACATGGCAATAACAACATTAGATCAATTTATAGCAGCAGCGAGCCAACGGGTTGGGGTGCTTAAAACAGCGAGCCGCACTGCGGTGGCAGGTGTACATTATAGTGTGTTGGATTTGGCTGGTAATCCTGGTGCAGGAGTGTTGGCAGGTGCTAACATAGCAAACGGCGTTGTACCAACCAATGCTACTGCTGGATTTCCTGTAATTAATGCATTTGGCGGAGGTGCTACAGGCTATTTGGCTAATGTGCAATTTGGTAATAGTGTAGCTTGTAGGCTTACAATGTTTGACTTGCTATTTAAAGCTGGAGCTTATGCATTTAACGCCAACCAAGTTCTAACTTCACAACCTTCTTATGCTAACCGTGTACTAAATGGGACTGATTTTACAAATACAGGAATATGGATTGAGGCGGTGACGGCTTTTACAGGCAACCAAACAATAACGGTTACCTATACTAATCAAGCTGGAGTTGCAGGGCGTACAACTGGTGCAGTAGCAACAGGTGTAGCACCTACTGTTGGGCGTATGCTACAATTACCATTGCAAGCTGGCGACACTGGTGTGCAAAAGATTGATAGCGTAATTAGCACCGGGAGTACTGTAGGAACATTTAATGTGCTTGTTATGCGCAGATTGTGGCAAGGCAGGGTACGTATTGCCAACGATGGAGATGCCCATGATTTCACTAAAACAGGAATGCCAACGGTATTTGCCAACAGTGCATTGTACTTGACTGTAGCAGCCGATAGTACAGCAACTGGTGTGCCCGAAATACAAATAGAAGTAGTAAATGGCTAGTTTATTTAGACGATATAAAAGAGATTTAAGCATCAGTAGTTTTATACGTAAAACTGCTGTAGATGCTCGTGCTAGTATTGCTAACGAATTTTGGGAAGCACCAACAGGTGGAGGCACTACTGTAAATGGTAGTGGTAGTACAAGTTTTGGTTTTGTTGCTACTGCAATTGCCATTGTTAAAGTAGCAGCTATAGGAGCTGCAAGTTTTGCATTTAGCAATACAGCAACGGCACAGGTTAAGGTAAATGGCGTTGGTAATGCAGCGTTTACATTTACCAATACAGCAAGTATTGGTTATGCAGCCTCGGTAGTAAATGGTGTGGGTACAACTTCATTTGCTTTTGCAAATTCAGGTGCTATAAGTGCCAAGGTTAGTGGTGTTGGTACTGCATCTTTTGGCTTCGCCAATAGTGGAGCAATAGTAAGTAAAGTAAGTAGCGTTGGTAGTGCATCATTTGCATTTACCAATACTAGCACAATAACAGCCAAGGTTAGCGGTGTAGGAGTTGCAAGTTTTGGCTTTGCCAACAATGGAGCAATAACAGCCAAACAATCGGCAGTTGGTGCTGTCACATTTAACTTCGTTAACACTGGTGCTATAAGTGCTAAGGTAAGAGGCATTGGAACTACATCATTTGCATTTGTCAATAGTGGTGCAATAACAGCCAAGCAATCGGCAGTAGGTAGTGGCTCATTCAACTTCGTTAACTCAGCATCAATTGGTGCTAAGGTTAGTGGTAGTGGTACTGCATCATTTGGCTTTACCAACAATGGAGCAATAACAGCCAAGCAATCGGCAGTAGGTAGTGGCACATTTAACTTTGTTAATAGTGGTGCTATAAGTGCAAAGGTTAACGGTGTTGGAGTTGCAACATTTGGCTTTTCCAATGTAGGAGTAATTGCAGCCAAAGTAAACGGTAGTGGTGGTGCATCATTTGCTTTTGCCAGTAATGGAACAATTGCCAATAAAGTTTATGGCGTAGGTGGTGCAATATTTGGCTTTGCCAGTAATGGCACAATTGAAGCTAAGGTAAACGGTGTTGGTGGTGCATCATTTGCATTTAACAACGATTGTACAATTACTAATAAAGTAAGTGGCGTTGGTGGTACATCATTTGCATTTGCCAGTAATGGCATAATAGCAGCTAAAGTAAATGGCGTTGGCGTTGCATCATTTGCTTTTGCAAATGCTGGCACAATAGCAGCGGTGGTAAATGGCAATGGTATTGCATTATTTGGCTTTGCCAATAGTGCAACAATTACAGCTAAGGCAAACGGATTTGGTGATTGTACATTCGGCTTTAGTAATGTTGCAAACTTAACGATTAAGCCTATTTTAAAGTCTTATAGTTACAATAGCAAAGTAGCTACTATATTGCTAAAGAGTAGCAATGTAGTAAGGCAATTAGCTGTTAATAGTACAATTGTAAAACAACAATTGTTGTTAAAAAGTAAAATTGCAACGAAAGTAAATTATTTATCAAAAGTAAAAACAAAGTGTACTTATGAATCAATTGTTTAGAGGTCAAACTTATGTTGAATTGGTATTGGACACCGGCAATGATTTGACTGGCACAACCAATCACAAAATATTGGCTAAAAAGCAGGACGGAAGCAAAGTGGAATGGTCAGCTACACCTGTAGGCACAACCATTAAGTATGAAGTGCAGCCAACAGATTTGGACCAGGTAGGTAAGTTGGAAATACAAGCGTATTATGAAGTAAGTGGGCGTAAAGCTTTTGGTAAAGTAGTAGTAGTTCAAATATTAGATAATTTAAAAAGTTAATTAAATGAGTGCATCAAATTCTTTCGAGACATCATTGTTAAATCATGTTTTTAACAATGCCGCAATTGCCAACATCGGCGATGCTGCGGGATTACCAGCAGCAGCAACAGCTGGTAACTTATTCGTAAGCCTTCACACGGCAGATCCTGGCGAAGCAGGAGACCAAAGTACAAGTGAAGCAGCATACACTGGTTATGCACGGCGACCAGTAGCACGTAGTGGTGCAGGTTGGACCGTTGTAGGCAATAGTGCTAGTAATGCAGCTATTATAACCTTTGGCACTTGCACAGCAGGTAGTGCTGTAGTTACACACTTTGGTATTGGTACGGTTGTAAGTGGTGCTGGTACGTTATTGTTTAGCGGAGCATTTGCCTCATCATTAACTATTGGAGTTAATAGTACTCCTGAAATTGCAATAGGAGCATTGACAACTACAGGTGATTAAAAAGTAAGGTATTGGTAATTAAATAGCCTTTAATATCTATTTAAAGGCTATTTTTACACAATGCGAAAATTAGGACGTTTCGTTTTGTAAATATGGACGTTTCGTTTTGCGAATTATAAATTTATTTTAGAATAAAATCAATTGATATTAATGGCAAGATTGCTTATTCATCAATTGAAAAAAATAATTTCTACCAGTCTTCAACAATTACCCTTTTCCCAAATCC